AGATAGATTGTCCCATTGTTTTTGGAGCGTGAGACAATTATACTTGTCCCAACCACTTGTCCCATACCAAATCAATGTCCTGGAGCGTGATTACAGAGAATGGGACAATCTCAGCCACTCTCCCCAGAGAAAATACTATTTAACATCATTAGAATCTGAACGTATGACAACAAAACAAAGAATCGAAGCTGCAAAACAAAGGATTGCTGAATTGGAACGATTAATTAAGGCTTGGAGTACTAAAAGTTAATACAATGAGAATGTGATAATATAAATTAAAAAGATATTCATGGCTCAAGCTGGTAAAAAACCT